GCGTCCTAACTTGTGATTATGCGGAATCGGGATTAGACAGACCCGCCTAATCCCGCCCACAACCGTTAAATGCGGATTTCATCCACCGCCAGTCGTGGCCGTAGTCCGCCACAACCTCTGACGTGGTGCGCGGCTCGGGTTGCGGCGCGAGTCGTTGGGCCATCTCGGCAAACAGTTGCTCCAACTTCGTCACGCGCTCCACCAGTTCGCAGTGATCCGCTACCAGTTCCCGGTAGCCCGCTTTCTCGATCTGCTGTCTCGTCAGCATGTCGTTGCTCCTCGGCGAGACCTAAGGTGCCCGCCACGACGATGTACGCCAGCGCCCCGGCGATAATCACGATCACCACGTAGGAGATTACCAACATTGCGCCTCCCGCTCCGCTGCGGTTGCCAGGGTTGCAGCGCCGGGCCGTAGACGTCCGGCATGATCTGTCGCCAATGTTTCATCGCCCGATCACTCCCGGCAGCAACGCCGCCACGGGACGGGGGCCGGTCAACGCCGGGGCGGTCGGTGTGGTTGTGGCCGGCTCGGACGGCGTGGCTGGCTCGGACGGCGGCGCGTCCGGTGGCAGCAGCGGGGACACCATTGACGGCGCTCCCTCCGCCCGTTCGATGCGCCAGCCGTGACCCAGATCGGCCACTATCTCCCGGATCTCCGCCGGTATTCCTGCTCGTCCAGCCGAGCGGAGAGGGCAGAGACGAGGGTCTCCAGGGCAGCGATGCGCGCTTTCAGGTTGTCCGGGTGGAGTTGATCCACCTGGTGCGCCAGCAGGTTGTGCTGTGACGCCAGGCTGTCCAGGCGTTTGTCGAGTTGTTCCAGTGCCCGCAGGGTCGCGGGCATCCCGTTGAGTTGCAGGTCGCTCCAGTTGATTGTCATCGGTCAGAGCCTCCGTGAGGCCGGGCCGCAACCCGGCGAGTAGGATGTAGATCAGGCATCCGGTCAGGGTCAGGATCACCAGGTAGGAGATGGCGGTCATCGTCGCATGGGCCTCCATTTTGCAACTGTCTCACTGTCTCACTGTCTTAGCGGTCTAACTGTCTCACGTATAGGGGTGTGTTAAAACAGTGGACTCTTGAGACTCTTGAGACAGTTACGGTTTTTGGGGCGATTTTCGCTCATTCGGCTGGTTCCTCGTCGTCGGCGCCGGCGTTTACAGTGGTAGGCAGCGCCCAACAGTTGGCCGGACTTTTGCGCCCAATGGTGTTGATGATCTCGCTCTGTTGCGCCTCGCGTGCCCGGTAGACCATCGCCCGGCTGAAGCCCGCCTCGGCCGCGGCCGCGATCACCTCGGCGGGCTTGACCGGCTTGCCGGCGTCCGCCAGATAGCCGAGCAGCCAGGCGGCCGCTTCGTCGCCGGTGGTCGCTTCCCGGAACGGCTCCGGTGCGGTGAGGGCGTAGACCATTTTCACCGCATCGCCATCGGGCAACGGTTCCAGGGTGATGCCCAGGGCATCGGGGTAGCGGGAGAGGTTCGACTTGATCACCTCCAGCTTGCGCGGCCCGTTGCGGTTCGGATCGGGGCCGGTCTGGACGGTGGCCAGGCCCCAGGCGACGCGGGCCATGGCTGTGATGTGGGAGGATCCCCGGATCATATCCGGGTCAACGGTATCGAGGAGGCTCATCTGGCCGTTGCTGGCCTTCCGCAGATGGTGGATGAGGAGCAGCCCACAATCGTTCTGATTGGCGAGGCCGGCGAGGTAGGCCAGGAGTGCACGGACGTCCTCGATGGCGTTTTCGCCCTTGCCCATGACCGAGCCGAGCGAATCCACCACGATCAGGCCGGGCGCGAGGCGGTAGGCCATCTGAGCGAGTTTGTCCTGGTAGCGCGCCGTGGACAGATCGAGAATGACATCATCCTCGTCGGGCAGGAGCAGATAGAGGTTGTTGCGATCCATCTGCCATTTCTCGGCGCGCTCGTTGAGTATCTGCGGTACGTTCTCGCCGTCCACGTAGATCACGCTGGCGCCGGGGCGGTGCATGGGCTGGCCGTCGGGCCAGGGTTGGCCGGCAATGATGCGATGGGCCAGATCGAGCGCCAGCATGGATTTGCCGGAGCCGGGCCGGGCCGCCAGCAGAGTGAGCATCCCGATGGGCAGCCAGTTGGGCCAGGCCCATTGGATGGGCAGCAGATCGGCGGCGATGTCCCGCAGCGAGGGGAACGGCCGTTTGACGGTCGATGGGATGGTGGACCGGATGCGATTGTAGAGGGCCTCGCCGTTAGGGAAGCCCTTCATGATGGGGGCGATCAGGCCCAGGCATTTCTCCCGATAGGAGGCGATGCCCTCGTCGCCGGGGTCTGACGCGCAGATGGCGCGCCAGGCGGTGCGGAGGGCGCCGGCGGCAAAGTCGTCGGGTTCGGGGTACGGCTGGAGTTCGATGCCGTTGATCCAGTCGGCGATATTCTGGATCTGCTGGCTGAGGCGGCGGGCCATGCTGGTCTCCTGTCGAATCTTCGCGCGACGTTGGCGGTCGCGTGTGGTGATAAGATCAGTTTATTGGTACAGTGGGGCGACAGCGAGGGTCGCCCCGACGGATTACGTCGCGATGTAGTATTCGTCCGGCCGCAGCACCAGCGTGGCCGGGTAGAAGCGATTACTCCCGCAGCGCATACAGTGATCGCCGGCGACGGTCTCCGCGCAGCGGGCGCACCACATTTCACCCGGCGCGATGCGCAGCAGGCGCGTCGTGGGCTGCGGGGCCGGGATCCGGACGTCGGCGACGGTGCGCGTGCGCCAGGCTGTCACGGCGGCGACGCTGCGCTCGGCCACCGGGCCGGGGACCCGGGCCGCTGCCCGGGTGATGGCGTGGGCCAGGTTACGCATGGTCGGCGATGTATTGGCGGACGGCGCTTTTGGCGAGGCCGAGGTCGTCGGCGATTTGCTCCGGCGACCAGCCCTTGGATTCGAGCGCCATGATGTTGTGTTCGTCCGCGAGGGTGAGTTTGCGGCGGGGCATTTTCGGGCCGGCGGACGCCGGCCCGACCTCCTGCGTCGAGGACGCGAGTTCCTGGAGGCCACGGAGATTCGGCACGAGCTCGGCGATCTGCGCCGGCTCGATGCGCGGCCCGTAACCCAGATCACCCAGCATGGTGACCAGGTTGTGCCATCGCTCGGCGTCGATCCGGTTGGTTTCGGCGGTCTCGATGACGGCCTGAAGTTGGTTGAGTAGATCGTTCATTATGTCCTCTCCTGTAGCACTCCCCCACCCCGGCTTCACCGGGAAGGGGCTGTTTCATCGGGCCGGGACGATCCCGTTCCGGGTTCCGGGTCGTCTAACGGTGATGTTCAGCCGCTCGCCGTGTCATCCTGAGCCGTCCGCATCGGCGAGCGTAGGCGAGTCGGCTGGAACTGGTGTTAGGCCGGACGGCCTAGAACGGGATGTCCTCGTCTGCGTCAGCCGTGCGCGCCAACTGCGCGTCGCAAACGCCGATTAGACCACATCCGCACGGGCAAGGCAGTTCATGCGAGTACCATTCTGGCGCTCGCAATCGCCGCGTCTCGCGGCGTTCCTGAACCAATTCATCAATTTGGCGCAACCCGTCGCGCATCGTCATGGCGAGCGGGTCGCCGCCGAAGAACAACTTGGTCATCGCCTGATTGTAGGTTTTGGCGTTCATGGTTGCCTCTTGCCGGAAGTCCGGCCTAACTACGATTTATGCGGAAAGTTTCTGCATAAAACCCCGGTGGGGGATGAAAAGCTGCTTACAGCTTGCTCATTTCCCCGTTCGCCGCGCGCACACTGACGCGCGTCGTCGCCGCGTGGCGGGCGATGGCGGCCAGCGCCGCTTCCTCCCCCGCCGCCGTCCACACGCCGCCCCGGTTGCCCTTCGCCAGCACGCCGGCATTGCGCAGGAATTGCACGCCCTGCTCCCACTGTGCCCGGCTGTAGCCCCGGAGCATCGCCTGCTCACGGGAGAGGCAGGTATCCAGGTTGCCGCCCGTCGCCATGATCCGGTAGTAGTCCTGCGCGAGGCGTTCGGCGGCCTCGCGCGCGCCCCAGGCGTGGGCGACCATGCCCTCGGACTTCAGCCGCTCGATCTCCTGGATCAGCCGGTCGTTCTCCGCCCGCAGCGCCAGCACGGTTTCGTCCCGCTGCCCGGCGGCGTAGGCCGCGGCGAGCATCCCGATCTCGTCGCGGAAGGCGCGCACCGCGCACGATGCGCCGAAGACGATCAGCCCGGCGACCCCGGCGATCTTGGCGATCAGCGCCAGGTCGTCGGGCCACGCCAGCGCGCCGAGCAGCCCGGCGACGACGGCCACGCCCACCCCGCCGACCACGTTCTGCGCGACGGGTGACACGACGTTGGACATCCAGATTGAGGCGGCGGCTTCGGCGCTCTGTTCCATGCCCGATGTGAGCGGGGCGGAGTTCGTTTTCATCGTCACCCCCTCCGCCGCAGCCGCAGGGCGATGAGCGTCCAGCCGATGCCCCACAGCGGCCACGCCACACGGGGCAGCACCCACTCGTAGCCTTCCGGGAGTAGCGCCCGGATGATGACGGAACCGATCAGCACGTCGAGCGCCAGCAGCACCAGCAGGCTGGCACGGTTGGAGACCTGATATACGTAGCGGTTCATGCGTCCCCTCCTCTCCGGGTGAGCACCTGCACGACCTGGAGGATCGCCAGCAGCACGACCCCGACGGAGACGAGCGTCAGTTCGAGGTGGTTGTCGGCGGTGAAGGATCGCAGCGTCAGGGCGAACACCTGGGCGCGCTCCGTGCTGCCCTCTTCGTGCGCGCGGGCGATCTCGACCTGCGCCTGGGCGATCTGCGTTTGTCCGTAGGCGCGCGCCTGTTCGACTTGGGCACGGGCGTTCCACTGTTCGGCCCGTGCATCCTCCATGCGGGCCGCCTGCCCGTTGACCAGGTACAGCAGGCTGCCGACGATCACTACGAGGGCGAGCAGCGCCGATAGGATCATCCAGCCCGTGGCGCCGTTGCCGGTTTCAGTTTCGTTTTCGGTGTCGGCGTTCATCGGTGCGAGCCTTCCGGCACGGGCCCGGCCAGCACGTTGCCGCCGGCGTAGCCGACGTGTTCAGGCTCCCGGCCGTAGCGGGCACGGAAGCCGGCGCGGGCCTCCGCCTCGGTCGTGGCCTTCGTGAAGGCCAGCCAATAAAATTTACCGGTAAATTCCGAAGGTAGTTCGGCCATGTGACGCTCCTTGTGGTATCATCCGTTCACCGGGTCGGCGCTCCGCCCGGCGCCGAGTGTTCGCACCACTCGGCTTTTTCGTCTCATGCCGGTCGTGCCGCATTTGCAGCGACACCCAGGGGTTTAGCGGCCCACCGGGGGACTACCCGACCGGACTCCCCACTGATTTATCCATCCACTCTGTGCCGCAACGGGCGGCCCCGCAGCGCCCTGGCTGGCGCTATCTAGTGATTGTCAATGACCGGCCCAACACCGATCTGCCCGATATAGCCACACCCGCCACACAGATAAAAGGCTGGCATGGATATATTCCAGTTCTCCGGCGCAAGCAGATACGCCCCCATTCCGCAATCTGGGCAAAAACTGTTCGTAACGCCCATGATTTGATAGCGGGGCGCATCGGAGATTTCTGTTGACTCTGCCTCTTGCTGCCCGCTGTAGACGCGAGCGCGCCAGTACCACGCGCGAGCGCGCCAGTAGTCGAGTAGGCCCCGCAGCGCATTCCGCTCCGCTACGAGGCCGGCGATCTGCTCGCGCATGGTGTCACGTTCGGCGGTCAGACCGTTGACCTGTGTCACCATTGCCGCATAGACGGTGTGTTCGCTCACTGTCCCCCCTCACTCCGGCCGGGTCGGCGCGCCGGACGTCTCCATGAAACGGGCGATCTGCTGGAACGCATCCAGCGCGACCGCCAGCCGCCGCAACGTCTCTGTCCTATCGAACGCCTCGCCGGCCACCAGCGGCCGGAGAGCTCGCTGCCCCCGAATCGCCTCTTCGGCGGCCCGGTCGCGGGCCTCCTTCGCCAGGTTCGGCCAGGGCCGCTGCTCGGTCATCGGAGCGCCTCGTGCCGCTGCGCATCCTGCCCGGTTTTGCGCTGCCGGACGTGCCGCCACCAGGCCCCTATCGACATCGGCGCACCGGAACAGGCGAAGGCCAGCATGGCGAGCATGGCCGCCTGCGGGTCCAGGATCGCCAGTCCGCCCAGGGTAAAGGTCACCCCGCCGGCCACCAGCGCCCAGGTGTACCCCTCCGCATAGCCGTGGCGGATGAGCCACGCCACGAGGAGGTTGTAGCCGATGCCGAACAACAGCAGCCCGGCCAACACGACCGGCAGAACCGGAATAGTGCCCGAAACGTCCCCGATCATCCGCCTGCCCTCCCCTGTGCTACGATTCGATCCAGTTGTATTCGATGATGCGCCAGTCGATTTGGCGTTCGGAACTCGGATGCTTTTCCATGTGTTTCCGGCGCTCCGGTTCCGTGCCCTCCGCCACGGCGAAGGCCCGGCTGAGGATCTCCGCCTCCGTATCGGACGGGTAGACCCGTTCACGGCGGAGCGCGAGCCGCCAACGTTCACCGACGTGGGAGAGCACCAGGTCGAGGCCCCCCGGCAGGGTGTGCCGGGTCCAGCCGTAGGGCCGTTCGACAATCGCCTTGCGCATCCCGCCGGCGATCTGTTCGAGCTTCGTCGCCGTCATCGGAATGCGATCCGCACGGGCGCCAACTCACCGCCCTCATTTTCGCAGCCGGCCACCCGGATGTTTTGCTGAAGGCGGAACGAGCGGGCCGTGTTCTGGCGGCTGAACCAGAGGCCGTGCTCGCAGTGGGCCGAAACGAAGCCGTTGCCGGCGTCGGTGACGGTGCAGGAGAGGCCCGTCCACCAGTTGTTGCGGCCGCAACCACCCTTGTTTCCGGGCAGCGGGGAGGCCAGGCCGTCAACCCGGCCGGCGGTCGGGGCCGCACAGCGCCAGGAGAAACAGGAGCAGATGCGCACGCCCAGGATCGTCCTGCAGCACGGGGGGGTGATCACCCACTTCGTGCACAGGTCGGGTTGTGACGGGGCGGCGGATGCGTCGGCGGGCAGGATGATAGCGAGAAAGATCGCCAGGAACAGCGCCGCCGTGATCAAAATGACATACAACACGACCGTCATAGAACCTTCGTCGGGATTACGCATGATACCCTCCTATTCAGCGACCAGTTTGCGCATGGGGATGCGCCCGGCCAGCCCCGGCTCGGCGGCCAGCAGCCGGGCGTAGTGGCTGGTATAGATGTTGTTGATCCTGTACTCATCATCGGCGGCGGCGGTCGTGAGACCGGCGGCGCGCAGCCGTTCAACGAGCAGCTTCGGGGAGATGCGGCGGACGCCCCGCTCGGCATCCGACAGGGTCATCTCCCGAAGGAGGCGATAGACATGCGGGTTGCTGGCGTGAAACGCAGCGAACCGTTGGGCGATGGTGATGGCATCGGCGTCCGGCTCCGGGCGCTCCGCCAGCAACGAAGGTTGTTCGGCTGGTTCCGGCGTGTGCACCGGCACTGACACGATCATGCGCCGGGTGCGACGGATGATGGTGGGTTCGTCGTAGGGGTTCATCGCTCGTTCTCCTGGGCACCGCGCGATAGCTATACCTATATCGCGTGAGTTTCGGCCCGCACGGGGGGTAAAAAGGCTTCCACGGCCGCGGCGTAGCGGTCGGGATCGGGCACGTCGAGCACGCTCGCCGTGTAGATTTCGGTCGTGTTCAGGTGGGAGTGATTCAATAGTTTTTGCAACTCCCACACGTCGGCGCCGGCCGCCCTGCGCACGCGGGCCCCGATGTGGCGCAGGGTGTGCGGGTGACACGGCACGCCGCTGCGTTCGTTGTAGAGAACCAGGCGGCGCCACACCTGGCCCGGGTGAAGATGCCGCTCCCACCGAGGCGCGGGCCGGCAGGAGACGAAAATATAGTCGTCAGGCTGCGGCGGCCAGTGGCCGGCGGCCCGCAGCCATTCCTCGATCGCCGCGGCGAGCGCGGGCGGGAGCGCCTGCTGTCCGTTGCGGTGGCCCTTTCCGACGTATTCGATCCACCAGCCGTCTGGGGTGACGTGCACGTCACCCCACCGCAGCGCACTCCATTCCGAGAGGCGGCGGGCGGTCAGGAACAGGCCGCCGATCATGGCGTAATCCCGTTTGCCGATGATCGTATCCCGGTCAATCGCGCCGAGCAGCCGGGTGATCTGGTCGGCAGTCGGCAGCCGCAGCCGACGATCCACCCGCTGAATCAGGGTCCGGCTGGCCCACGGGTTGGGCCACGGCCACAACGGGTTACGCCCGGTCTCTGTGGCTGCGAAACGATAGAGCGAGCGCAGGGCCGCCACCCGGCGATTGATCGTCGCCGGGCCGTTGCCGACCGTCCGCAACAGCCGCACCCAGGCATGACACGTGGCACCGTCCACGTCTTCCCACCCTCCATGCCAGAGTTCAAACAGCCTGACATCATCCCGATAGGCTCGCACGCTGTGCTCCGAGCCGCTCCGACTGCGCACGGCGGCCAGCCATGCGTCGATACACTCCGCCCAGGTCATCATCAGGGGATCACCCCGAGCTTGCGCGCGGCCCGGACGAACATGCCGCCCAGGATCGCCGTGGTGATCCAGTCGAGCGGGATCTCCCCGGCCTGCTGAGAGTTGCCCAGACCCTCAGCAGGCTTTGCAAAGGAGGACGGAGAGGAGGACGGCTGTTCAGACCGTCCGGTGGCGGTCCCAGCGAGGGCGTTCTGAATTTCCGATTCGAGCCTTCCTGGTTGTTGTTCCCCTGCTGGGGCCGTCGCCGCGCGGTCGGACATTCAGACACCCTCCTCGGCGGCATGGATGCCGATGGCGAGAATGACCTCGAAGGCCAACAGGTTGCCGAAGTTGCGCAGCCCGGCGTTGGCCAGCCGGGCCGTGGCATCCAGGATGACGGCCTGCCGTTCCTCCGGCTCGCGGCTCAGGGTCGCGATGGCGGCATGGAGGCGTTCGTCATTGCCGTGGTAGGCGGCGAGGTCGCGCCGCACGTCGGTGGCGTTCTGGTCGCGGCGTCTCATGCCGGCTGTTCCGTTTCTTCAGGTTTGGGGAGCACCTGGGAGAGGACGGAGCGGAGCGCCTCGGAGAGCGTTCGCACGCCGATCCTCTGCTGATAAGTTTCGAGGGCTTGGCGTTGCCACGGGTAGACCGTGGCGTTTATGACCACGACCTGCGGTTCATCCTGCATGTTTATCTCCAATCAGATTGATGCTTCTCCTAACTGATTAGGAATATAACATAGGTTGTTATAGTCTGTCAATAGGTTGGGAATTTTTTCTATGAAATTGGTAGAAATTTCCTGTATGATGGGATGCATGAATGAGGCATTTGGGGTTTGGCTTCAGCGAGAGATAGACGCGCGGGGATGGAATCAGAGCGTGATGGCTCGTAAAAGCGAGCTATCATCTCAGATGATCAACGCACTAATCAACGGTCAGGCAAACGCCGGGTTGGATACCTACCGCAAGATCAGGTGTTGACGCCGGGCAACCTGGCCGCGGTGCTGGCGGCGGCGCTCGCCCAGTTGCGCGATCCGGGGACACAGGCGGAGCAGGAGGCGACGGGGCGCGCGATCACCGCCACGCGGCGTTCGATCACGGCGCTGGTGGATGCGATCGAGGCGGGCGGCGGGCCAACGGTCATCGAACGGCTGCGGGTGCGCGAGGCCGATCTGCGGCGGCTGGAGCTACAGGCCGAGGATCTGGCGCGGCGCGAGGAATTCGCCGCGGCGCTGGACAATCCGGCGATTGTCGAACGGGTCATCGCGGAGATGCGCGGGCAGGTCGAAGGGGAATCAGTGGCGGACGTGCGTCACGCGCTGGGCCGGCTGGTCGAGCGCGTGGACGTGTGGCGCGAACGCGTGCGGATCACGTTCGCCGGGGTGGATCTGGCGGTCATTGCGGGTATCGGAGAGGTGCCCCCAAGTGGCAGAATTCTGATACCCGCAAAATGGCATGTACCTATTGACACGTCTTATGTTTTGTGATAATCTTTGCCCATGCAGGCGGACGAAGATACCCTCAGAGAATTTCTGCTCATACTGCGCTCCGCCTTGCTGATGATTGTGCGTTGGATTGAACAGAAATACGGTCTTTCGATCAAACGTGCATTGGATTGAACGACAGTACGGTCTCCCAACTGGACATGCCTAGCCGGGAAAACCCGATCTAGGAAAAACGTGCGATGGGCGGCCCCTTAGATAGCCGGCTTGATAAAGTCTGCTGTCTCAGGGGCCGTTTGCGTTTAAGGCGTCCGATGAATGTCAGTCCTGATGATTGCCCCGACACGAGCCGATCTGCCCAACGTTGCGACGGAAGCCGCAGCGGTGGTCAACGCCCTGGGCGGCCGGCTGGTGCAGGGCGTCGTCTCCGAGGCGATGGTGCGCGACGCCGCCGCCGAGGGCGGGTTCGAGGGCATCTGGTTCGCGACGCATACGGACTGCGACCGGGTGCTGCTGAGCGCGGAAATACTGAGCGAGGCGGCGGTCGTCGCGTACGTGGCGGCCAGCGGCGCGCGCTGGTGCTTCCTGAACACCTGTCAATCAATCGGCCTGGGTCAGCGCATCATCGACGAAACGCCGGCCGATGTCATTTGCACAGTGGCCGCCAACCCCGACCCCGATGCCATGCGCACCGGGGTTTTGTTCGCCCGGCAACTGGCGAACCTGCACGAGGCACGGGCCGCCTATGAGCGCAGCAAGCCCGGCGGAAACCGGCTCTATGTCTATCTGGGGAACTACAGGCAGCGCGAGATGACAGTCACCCAACAGGCCGGGGTTTTTCCGGCGCCGACCATGCAGGATCGGTTGCAGACAACGATGGACGAATTGCGCCGGGATGTTTCCAAAATCTCGACCGACGTTGAGGTGATGAAGCAGCGCACGGACAGCATCGACAAACGGCTGGAGAAGATCGAGAGCATCGTCAAGCCACCCGTCGCCGTGCCGACCTGGGTCATGCTGCTGTTCGGGCTGCTCGTGTCATTGGCGATCATCTATTTACTGGTAAATGCGGGAGCCTGACATGCCGTTGATCTATGCGGTGCTCTGCGCGGCCCTGGTCTATGTGGCGATCCTCTCCCTGTTCGGGCGGCGCATGATTTGCAGCCGGTGGGCCATGTGCCTGAGCAGCCTGTCCCTGGCCCTAGCTTTCTGCATGTTGGCACTGGGCACAGCGGGCGTGACCGAGCATGGACAGTACGCGACGATCACCCGCGCCGGGTTCATCGGCTATGGTATCTCCCTGGCCGCGATGATCGGGCAGTATTGGTGGGACGTGTGGCACAACCGGAAGGGCGTGTGATGGCGCGCATCTGCCGCGTGTGTGGACAGACGTATCGAGGACTGTGCTGTCAGGCGTGCCATCCGCGCGGCAGCCGCAAACGGAAAGATGATCATGCCGAAGTTGCCGAATCGACCGTGCAGCCAGCCGGGATGCCCGGCGATTGCGTTGCAGGGCAGCAGCCGGTGTCAGCGGCATCAGGTGGCGAGACAACAGGATGCCCGGCCCAGCCCGTCGGCGCGGGGCTATGACCGTTCATGGCAGCGCATCCGGGCGCTGTACCTGAAACATAATCCGGGCTGCGTGATGTGTGGCGCGCCAGCAACGCAGGTGGATCACATGATCCCGCTGGCGCTGGGCGGCGATCACGATGCGAGCAACCTACAGGCGCTATGTCAGGCGTGTCATTCGAGAAAAACCGCGACGATTGATGGCGGATGGGGTAGGGCGGGTCAAAAGTCTGCAAGTTCGTGACGTATACCGTGGCCTGTGCACCAAGCTCATACGCCCGCGAAATGGCCCGAAAAGCCAACTTACCATAACGATAGATAGACATAATGGCAGGAAGACGACCGAAACCGACGGCAGTCAAGGATTTGCAGGGGAACCCCGGCCACCGGCCGCTGAACGGCAGCGAGCCGCAGCCGGCGCCCTCGATGGCACGCGCACCGCGCGGTTTGGGGCTGGAGGGGTCGCGTTTCTGGCACAAGTACGCGCCGGCGCTGGCTGCGTTGGGCGTGTTGACGCAGGTGGACGAACCGGCGCTGGAGATGGCCGCCGAGCACTACGAGGTGGCGATCCGGGCGGCGCACCAGTTGCATGATGAGGATCTGACCGTCGAGGGGCGGGACGGCCTGAAGAAAAACCCGCTGACGCAAATCCTGCGGGACAACTCGACGGCGCTGCGGAGCTGGCTGACCGAGTTCGGCATGACGCCGGCCTCCCGCTCGAAGATCCATGCGCCGACGGAGGAACAACCTTCCCTGGCCGATGAACTGTTTCGCATGGCTGCGGAGCGCGCGCAGGTTCAGGAGGATGATCCCCTGCGGGAGTTTGAGTGATGGCGGCCCGGCATCCGGTGGTGGCGTATTGCCGGGGCGTGTTGGATGGCACCGTGCCCGCCTCGCAGATGATCCGGGCCGCGGTGCAACGGCATCTGGACGATCTCCAGGACGGCCGGGCACGCGGATTGCACTTTGACAGGCAGGCAGCCGAGTACGCGGCGCAGTTTTTCGGGCTGCTGAAACATAGCAAGGGCGAATGGGCGGGCAAGGCGTTCGAGCTGGCGCCCTGGCAGCAGTTCATCGTGTGGTCGCTGTTCGGGTGGAAACGGGCCGATGGGTTGCGCCGCTTCCGCACGGCGTTCGTGATGGTTCCGCGTAAGAACGGCAAGAGCACCATATCCGCCGGCCTGGGTTTGTACCTGCTGACCGTGGACGGCGAGCCGGGGGCGGAAATCTATAGCGCCGCAACCAAGCGCGACCAGGCCAAGATCACATGGGATGAGGCGGTCAGGATGAGCCGGGCATCGCCGGCGCTGGCGAGCATGGTAGAACACTGGCGCAGCTCGGACACGCTGAGCGTGTCGGCCACGGCGAGCAAGTTTCAACCGTTGGGCGCCGACGCCGATACGATGGACGGCCTGAACATCCACGGGGCGATCATCGACGAGCTGCACGCCCATCGCACCAGCGCCGTGGTGGATGTGCTGGATACGGCGACCGGCGCCCGGCGGCAGCCGCTCACGTTCGAGATCACGACGGCGGGCTTCGACCGGGAGAGCATCTGCTACCAGCACTACCAGTATAGCCGGGATGTGCTGCGGGGGACGGTCAGAGACGACGCCTGGTTCGCCTACATCGCGGAGATCGACGATGGCGACGACTGGCAGGATGAACGCACCTGGGCGAAGGCCAACCCGAACCTGGGCGTGTCGGTCAAGCTGGATGACCTCCAGCGCAAGGCCGAAAAAGCCCGGCACATGCCGGCGGCGCAAAACGGATTTCGCCGCTTGCACCTGAACGAGTGGACGCAGCAAAGTGACCGCTGGATCGATCTTGATTTGTGGGACGCCAATTTCACCCGTGGGGTGAAAGCGGAGGATTTGGCGGGGCGGGCCGGTTACGGCGGCCTCGACCTATCGGCGGTCAGTGACCTGTCGGCCTGGGTGGTGGCGTTTCCGAGAGATGACGGCAGCGGCGTGCTGGATTTGTGGTGCCGGTTCTGGTGCCCGGAGGCGCGGGTGCTGGATCGCGATAACCGCTACGCCGAACAGTATCAGGCGTGGGCGCGGGCGGGCTTCCTGGAGACGACGCCGGGCGATGCCATCGACTATCAGTATATCAAGGCCAAAATCCTGGAGGATGCGAGCCGGTTCCGCATCGTGGATCTGAACGTAGACCGGCTGTTCCAGGGCTATGGCCTGAGCATCGAACTCGCCGACGAGGGGCTGAACGTGATCGGGATGGGGCAGGGGTTTTTGAGCATGGCGGCCCCGATGAAGACGTTCGAGCGGCTGCTGCTGAGCAAGCAACTGAATCACGGCAATCATCCGGTGCTGCGCTGGATGGCGGGCAACGTGGCGGTGCGCCAGGACCCGGCAGGCAACCTGAAGCCGGACAAGGCGCAATCACAGGGCCGGATTGACGGCATCGTGGCGACGGCGATGGCGTTGGATCGCTGGGAGCGCAACGAGAACGGGCCGTCAGTGTACGAGGAGCGGGGGATCATCTCGCTGTGAAGAAAATCACGCTTTCCGACGTGTTGATCGTCCTGGGGCTGGCGCTGCTGGCCGGGGGGATCGCAGCGTTTGATTGGCGGCTGGCGTTGATCGTCTGCGGGGCGCTGCTGCTGGCCGGCGGCGTGGCAGGGATGGTGAGGGGCGCATGAGCTGGATCGGGCAGGCGCTTGGCGTGCGGGCGGCGCGCAGTGACGATGAACAGCGGGCGAGCAGTCTGCCGGTGTCGCAGGAGACGCTGGCGGCGATGCTGGCCGGCGGCGATGGGGCGAGCACTGTCACGGGCCGCTGGCTAACGCCCGAGGGTGCGCTGTCGCAGGTGACGCTCCTCTCCTGTGTGCGCCTGCTGTCTGAGCAAATGAGCACGTTGCCCTGGGCGGCGTTCCGGGGATCCGACCAGGAGGGCTGGTCGCCGGCCACCGATTCGCCCGTGTATACCCTGCTCCACGATATGCCGAACCCGGAGCTAACTCCGGCTGAAATGAAGATGCTCACGGGGGTCGCGCTGTGTTTGTGGGGCAACGCCTATTTCGAGATCGAATACGACGGCGCGGGGCGCCGCCGGGCAGCCTGGCCGTTGCCGGCGAATCGGGTCGAGGTGATCCCGCCAACGAACAGCTACCAGGGGCAGCGGGAATACATTGTGACGCTGCCCAACGGCGAACGCCGGGGGCTGAGCCGCTGGCAGATGTGGCATATCCGGGGTTGGGGCACCGATCCGTGGCTCGGCAAAAGCCCCGTTGCGCTGATGCGTGAGAGCATCGCGCGGGCGCTGGCGATCGAGGAATACGGCGGACGTTTTTTCGGCAACGACAGCCGGCCGGGCGGTCTGCTGAAGCACCCCGGTAAACTCACCGAAACCTCAGCCAAACGCCTCAAAGATTCTTGGGAGAGCGCACACCGAGGGTTGGACAATGCGCATCGGGTGGCCGTCCTAGAGGAGGGCATGGAGTGGCAGCAGACCGGGGTGCCGCCGCAGGATGCGCAGTTCATCCAGGCCATGCAGTTCACCGAAGAACAGATGTGCCAGATTTATCGGGTGCCGCCGCACATGATCGGGATCGTCAGCAAAAGCACGTCCTGGGGGACCGGGATCGAGCAGCAATCCATCGGGTTTGTGACCTACTCGCTGCTGCCGTACCTGGAATTTATGAGCCAAGCGGCGCGGCGGGATCTGATGACGCCGGCCGAGCGCAAGGCACTGAAACTGCGCTTCCGGGTGGCGGCATTGTTGCGGGGCGATACGGCGGCCCAGAATGCGTCATTTACGGCCGGGCGGAATGGCGGCTGGTTCAGCGTCAACGAGATCCGGGAGATGATGGAGATGAACCCGGTGGAGGGTGGCGACACCTATCTCCAACCGCTGAATATGGCGCCGCTGGGCAGCGAACCGGATTCCCCAAACGGGAATACCGATGCGAGCGATAGTTCCCAAAATGGGAATGCCGAGGATGGGCAAGATGAGCAAACGACGGGAGACTGAGCGGCGCTTCCTGAGCGCGGACATCGCCCTGGTGGAGGTACGGGCCGGGGCCGATGGGCAGCCAACGGAGTTAGCCGGGTATGCCGCGGTGTTCAACCAGTGGACGACGATCCAGGATTGGTGGGGCGAAGCCTGGCTGGAGTGCGTGGCGCCGGGCGCCTATGCCAAAACCATCGGGGAGGCGGACATCCGGGCGCTGTTCAATCACGATCCGAACATCGTTCTGGGGCGCAACCGGGCGGGCACGCTGGAACTGACGGAGGATGGCACCGGGCTGCGCAACGTGATCCGCCCGCCGGATAACGCCTGGGGCCGGCCGGTGCTGGACGCGGTGCAACGGGGCGACGTGACCGGGCAGTCGATCAAATTTCAGGTGGTTCAGGAAAAATGGGAGCGTCCCCAGAAACGGGGCGACCTGGCGAAACGGACGATCATCGAGGCGCGGCTGTTCGACGTGGGGCCGGTGACATTCCCGGCGTTTGAGCAGACGAGCGTGAGCGCCCGGTTCGATGACCCGCAGCACGGCGAGCGGGACGGGAATATGGGCGTGATCGGACAAGCGTTTCGGCTGATCCGGTTGGCTGAGCACGGGTATCCGTTGGCCGCGGATGAACGGCAGGCGATCGGGGCGGCTATGACGATTTTGCGGGCCTGGGCGGCCGAGCCGGTCGGCGGCAATCATGCCGGCCACTCGGACGGGCAGGGCGACGAGCCGGGGCGGGGCGACCGAGGGGTCGCACAGTTGCGCTACCACTCGCCGGCGACGCGGGCGCGCATATTGGAACTACTGAGCAAACAATTGGAGGTGTGAGATGACGAGCATCGAATTGCGCCAGAAGCGGGCGAATTTGTGGGAGCAGGCGAAGGCGCTGCACGCTCGCCCGGAGGCGGAGAAGCGCGAATGGGGCGCCGAGGATGAAACCCAGTGGACGGCGCTGATGGGCGAGATCGACAAGCTCGGCCGGCAGATCGAACGGCAGGAGCAGATCGAGGCGGCTGAGCGCACGGCGCTGGCGCAACGGACGGCGGAACAGCCGGATGAGCGCAGCGAGCAGGCGCCGGACGAACGGCGGGCGGCCTGGCGGGGGTTCCTGCGCAACGGGCGCGAGGGGCTGACCCGCGAGGAACAGCGTGCGCTGAGCGTGGGCACCGACACCGCGGGCGGCTTCCTGGTGGCGCCGCAGTATTTCGTGCGCAACATGATCCAGGCGGTGGACAACCAGGTGTTCATCCGGCAATGGGCGACTCGCTTCATGAACGAGACGGCGGACAGCCTGGGCGCGCCGAGCCTGGACACCGATGTGGCGGATCCGACGTGGACGAGCGAACTGCTCATCGGCTCGGAGGACAGCAGCCTGGCGTTCGGGCGGCGCGAGTTGAAACCCAACCCGCTCGCCAAATACATCAAGCTGAGCAACAAGCTGATCCGGCAGATGGCGGACATCGAGACGCTGGTGCAGACCCGGCTCGCCTACAAAAACGCGGTCGCGCAGGAGAACAACTTCCTCAACGGCGACGGCGTGGGGCGGCCGTTGGGCGTGATGGTCGCCAGCAACATGGGCATTTCGACCAGCCGGGACGTTTCGACGGACATGGCTGCGACAGAGATGACCGCCGATGGGCTGATCAATGTGAAGTACACGCTGAAGGCGGCCTACTGGCCGAAGGCCAAGTGGTTGTTCCACCGGGACGGGATCAAGCAGATCGCCAAGCTGAAGGACGGCGGGGGCGTCTACATCTGGTCGCCCGGCCTGACGGTCGGGGAACCGGACCGGCTGCTGGGGTTCCCGTACTACGCCAGCGAGTACATGCCGAACACGTTCACCACGGGCCTGTACGTCGGCATCCTGGGCGATTTCAGCTACTACTGGATCGCCGATGCGCTCGACATGCAGTTGCAGCGGTTGGTGGAACTGTTCGCGGCGACGAACCAGGTGGCGTACATCAGCCGCCTGGAATGCGACGGGATGCCGGTGCTGGCCGAGGCGTTCGTGCGCGTGAAGTTGGCGTAGCACGGGGGCTAGGGAGTAGGGATTGGGGGGCGGGCGGACCCCGCCCCTACGGAGGTAACGATGAACCAGATCGATAAGAACGTCTACGTGCTGAAGGCAAACAGCTTCCTGACGGCCCTCTCCGATGGGGACTACCTGCCGGCGTCCGGCTCGTTCGTGGATATGGCGGGCCTGGACAAGCTAGTTTTCCTGGTCGGCATGGGAACCCTGGACACGGAGACGACATTCGCCGTGTACCAGGATACGAGTGCGACCGCCACCGGCTCGATCAAGGCGGTTTCGGACGCGTCGCAGGTAGTGGCCGCCACGGACGACAACAAGTGGCTGACGATCACGGTGCGCGCCGATGCGTTGGACCGGACGAACAGTTTCCGCTATGTGACGCTGAAGGCCAGCGGGCCGGCGGGCGGGAACGACTACGCCTGCGTGTTCGCCCTGGGTTTCGGATCGAAGAAACTGCCGGTGACGCAGCCGGCAAACTACGCCTACGCGGTGTAGGCGTAGTTTGATTGCGCGCGCAATCACCGAAAATGGGATGGGGCCGGGCGACGGGCGCCGGGGCGCTGCGGTCCGGCCCTGCAGGAGATGGGACGATGAACAAGAGCAAACTCGGCTACATCGGCGGGGCGCTGCTGGTGGTGATCGTGCTGGTGTTCGGCTGGCTGGGGGTGAAGCTGCCGGCGCCGCCCATGCCGGATCCGCTCGACGCGGAGTCGCGGGGGTTGTACGCGACGCTGTGCTACAAGCCCGAGGGCGGCGCGTCGTTCGAGTGTGATTCGGGCGGGTCGTACAACGTGAACACCGGGGCGGCGCTGGTGGTGGATTCGGGCGGCACGTTGACCGCCTCGCCGGGCGCGACGGTGAGCCTGGGCAACCTCAAGCTGACGGCGGCGGACATCACGCCGACGGCGGGGCAGACGATCACGCCGGCCTATGGGATGTATGTGGTCAACAGTTCGGGGGCGGTGAGCATGACGCTGGCCGCACCCGCCGCGGCGGGACAGATCCTCTATCTCTATGGGGACGACGCCAACACGGTGACAGTGAACGATACGAACATCCGCTCGACCGACGGCAACGCGGTGACGTTCGGGCAGTATGACCTGGTTGAGTTCGTTTCGTCGGCGACGGAGTGGATCCACCTGGCGAAGTCGGCGAATCAATGAGGGTGGGCGGCCATCTGGCCGCCCTTATGCAGGTTGATATGGTCTTCGGCTCAGTTTTCCCAAGCATTCTGCGACCGGCGTTTGATGCGGGCGGCGGTTTTTTCGCGCCGTCCAATCTGAATGGCACGCTCGCCTTCGGGCCGCAGATCACCCTCACGTGGACGGACAACGCCAATAACGAGTCCGGGTTCGTCATCCAGCGGGCGACAAACGGCGTGAACTTCACCCAGATCGGCACGGTCGCCGCAAACGTCACCACGTACCTGGACACGACGGGGGCCGCGAATACGACCTACACCTATCGGGTCGCGGCGACGAACTTCTTCGGGACGTCGGCCTGGTCGAACACCTTCCAGCAGGTCGTGCCGGCTGCGCCGAACGCGCCGACAACCTTGGCTCTGTTGCCGCAGTACTTCGGGTTCATCCGTGTCGTCTGGAGGGACAACGCCACGAACGAGACCGGGTTTAGCATCGAACGGTCCACCAACGGCGGTGCGTTCAGCCAGATCGGCACGCGCGCAGCCTTTGCTGGCACCGGCCCCAACATCTACTGGGATGATACGACGGTCCAGGCGGGGAACACGTACACGTACCGGGTGGCGGCCGTCAACGCAGCCGTAAGGTCCGCCTACTCGAACACGGCCAGCTTCGCAGTGCCGACCGTGCCGGGCAAGCCGACGATCACCAACGTGACGACCGCGCTCAATGGCACGAATGAAAATGCGACGGTGACCTGGCTGGACAACGCTACCAACGAGGTTCAGTACATTGTCTATCGCAGCGCGGCCGGCGGTGTAAACTACTACCCGTTGGGCACTGCCGTGGTGGCAGCCAACACGACGCAATACACGTTCACAGCCATTCCGCGGCAGGTCTGGTATTTCCGCGTCGTTGCGCGAAACATGACCGCGGATACGCCGTCCGACATCTGGGGGCCAGTGGCAGCGCCGTAACACCGGCTTTGCGTACCGTTTCGGGGGTGAGCGCACCTTCTCGCCCCCGAAACACGGTCAAGAGAAGAGGAGTATTCAGTTGCATACAGACTGGCGAACGGCTGCGATCCTGGCGGTTGTCGCCGCCATGTTGTGGGGAGGACGGACGACGTCTGCACAGACAGCGCCTGCACAGACAGCGGTACCGCTGCGCCAGCCTCCGGCACGCACGGATATCCGTGATGCAGCCACGGTCGTCTTGTACAGTCAGCCGCCGCGCGCGAGCGGTGGACTCTTGCTGTCGTCATTGCGTGACCCCGGCGGCAGCGGCAGTGACCAGTGGGTCTGGGATGACTTCACGCTCGACGCGGCGCGGCCCGTCACCGAAATCCAGTGGCGCGGCGGCTACGATCCTATCCTGTTCGGCCTGGGCGGTCCGGTATTCGATTTCGAGATTGCCATTTATCCTTCGATCCCGGCCGGAACCGCGCCCGATGTCGCGCATCCGCCCCTGGTGCACTATCAAGTGGGAGGCAATGCCGGAGAGACGCCAGCCGAAGTGTTGGGCGGCGTGCAAACCTACGATTACCGTTTCAGCCTGCCGGTGCCATTTCAGCCGGCGCAATGCAAGTGGGGGTGTGACTATGGCTCTGACAGTTGATGAGATCGTGGTGGCGATCAACGCCAGCGGCGTGACGATTGAACAGTTGACGGCGCTGCTCTCGAAAAGTGCGATCATCGAGAGCAAAGAGGCGGAAATCGCCAGAAAACAGACTGAGCGGGACGCGGCGCTGGCCGTGTACGACGGCGAAATCCGGGCGTTGACTGTCGAACTCAACACGTTGCAGGCGCAGGCGCAACAGCAACTGTAGGCGGTGAGCCGTGGCGTACAAAGCCGAGACAGATACCAACGTCAACCTTGACATTTCGGCAGTGACCGAGATCGCCAGCTACACAGCGACAGCAACGCGCTTCGTCGTGGCGCGTGTCCTGCTCGATCAGGTGGCTGGCAACGGCGATTACGTCATCTACGCCACGTTGCAGGTCGGCGGTTCCGGCTCGGCCTATCGCATCCTGCCACAGACGACCGGCTCGGCTGCGAGTGACCTGACGGCTATTGGGTTCGTGAGCATCGGCATCCCGGTGGACAACACCGATGTCGTCAAAATCTATGTTGACGGTCTCGCCGGAGACACCGCAACGCCGGACACACGGGTGGACTGGTATGTCTACGACTACCTGCGGCCCACTGTCACCGGGCGCACGCTGGATGTGGCGGCAGACGGCAATCTCGGTGATGCCCGGCTGGCGTACCTGGACGCGGCTGTGAGCAGCCGGCAGGCGGCGAGCAGCGGGGCGTCGAGCAAAGTCTACACGGTGACGGTGGATGGGCTGCCGGCGGCTGGGGTGTATTGCCGGATGACCTCGGATATTTCGGGGTCGGTGAACGTGGACGCGGGCACGTCGGACAGTTCCGGGAACGTGACGTTCCACCATGACCTGGCGGCCGGAACGACGGTCTACATCTGGCGCTCGAAAACCGGCGTCGAATTCAGCGACCCGGATACGGAGACGATCTGATGAGCGATTGGGCGGGGACCGGCACGACGATCACAGAGTCAGCGACGCGCTACGCGACGGTGGCGGAGTTCAAGGCGTGGATCGGCATCCCCGTCGCCGATACGACCGACGATGCGCTGATCAATGAGGTACTGGATGAGTCCAGCCGGCAAATTGACGATGACTTGGGGCGGAAGCTCTATCAGTCGGCTGTCGGTGTGGTGCGGTACTACACGGCAAAAAGTGACTCCCGCCTGCTAATCGACGATCTTGTAACCCTTACGGAGCTGGCGACGGACGGCAATAGCGATCGGACGTATGCAACTGTGTGGGCCGCGTCCGATTATGATCTGGAGCCATTCAACGCAGCGACTGACAGTATGCCGTATGAGTTGATTGCGGTCGCACCGATAGGACGCTATGCGTTTCCGGTTGGATTGGCTAAGGGCATTCGGATTACAGGTACATGGGGATGGCCGGAAATTCCGATTGTTGTGCGACGGAAGTGCGTGCTCAAAGCGGCATGGATATTCAAGCGGAAAGATTCACCGGTTGGGGTAATGGGCAGCGCCGACATGGGGTTGGTGAGGGTCGCGCGGTGGGACAGCGATTACGAGAAATTTGCGCAGGTGCATAGACGGGCGGTGGTGAGCTGATGGAAATCACGGTGACGACATCCGGGATTGACGAGGCGCTGAAGCGGCTCGATCCGAAACAGGCGGAGATCGCCCTGATCCTCTGGTATGAGCGCGGCTCAAAATTAGTCCAGAGCGAGGTGCGCAGCCGGGCCAAGCCGTCGCTGCGCGGGAAAGTCTCTGTCCTGACCGACGGGCGGCGGCCGCCGCAGTGGGCGCGCGTCTACGTGAAAAGCCCGATCGCTCACCTCCTGGAAGGCGGCACGGGAAAACTAGGATCGCCGGATTTCAACCATAACGAGGGCTATTTCCCCTCGTGGACTGGGATCGCCAAACAAATGGGAGTTGGTCCCAAATCCGCATTCGTGATCGCCCGATTTATCTATGAGCGCGGCGGCAACCGGCCACAGCCGTTCGTCAAACCGGCGTTCAACGCGGTACGCAACAACCTGGTGAAAATCGCCCAGGACGCGGCGGATGAGGCTTTCAAATGACGACGATGACGACGCTGGTCGAACTGTGCCAGGCCGTGCAGGATGTAGTGGGGGCGATCTCCGGCATCCGGGTGGCGCCCGACGTGCCGCCGGAACAGGGGGCCGGGTCGGGCGTGGCGGCGTTCTGCTATCCGGGCACGGGGCAGTTCGAGTTGCTGACCCAGGGCCGGGAACAGGGCACGCACACGCTGCACCTGATCATCCTGACGCCACGGGCGAACCTGCGCACGGATTGGGCGCGTGTGATCGGCCTCGGGGACACGGTTGCCAGGGCGTTGCTGAGCGACATGACGCTGAGCGGCAAGGCGCAGATCATCCGTCCCCTGCGCTACACCTATGGACAATTGCAGTGGGGCGGACAGGAAGAATTCGGCTGGCTGTTCGAGGTGGACGTGATCGCCACCGGCGGCCTGAGTTGAGGAGGTAACTATGGCGCACCAGGAGGCCACGGGGTTGAACGTGGCAGTGACCTACGGCGGGGCGAGCATCCCGACCGGCTGGCAGAAGATCACGATCGCTGAAAAGGGCAAGCCTCTGCGCGAGCAGATCGACAAAACCCATGCGGGCGACGCCGCCTATGCCTTCATGGACGATCCGTTGGGCGGCAAGGGCAGCGCGAGCTGCACGGTGAGCATCGAGGGGCTGCTGAGCGTGACGGATCACCAGGAAACCGGGCTGCTGAGCAAGAGCATCGACGCTGAGGACTCGCTGGTAGTTTCGTTCGGGTCAGGTAAGGATAAGTTCACCCTGACCGACGCCGCGTTCAAGTCGCACGATGCCGGCGGTGCGTTCGCGGCCGTGCAGCCGTTCAAGGCAACGTTCAGCAACCCGGCCAGCGCGGGCGCCTGGTCCACGGCCGCATAGGAGGACGCGATGGCGCAGACTGAGTTTTTCGGCACGACCTACACGGTTGTGCACGGCACCTACACCCTGGAAGGCATCCTGGATGCCAACGTCGCCCAGCAGGGCGGCCCCGAGCCGGAGATGAAGGACATCACCCGCGCGGGGCACACCGTCTACACCTACACGCCCGATCCGTTGGGCGCGAAGGGCAGCGGAAAGGTCAAACTGACCGTGATCGTCCAGGCCAGCGTCAACGCCTACGCCGACAGCAAGGCCACGAAGATCCCGTTCAACACTCCGGCGTCAACGACGTTTGCAATGGAGCCGGGCACGGCGAACGCGAACGAGTGGACACATGCCACGCTGGAACTGACCGAGCGCACGACCGAGATCACGCTGACCGGCATCGCGCAGACGACGCTGGTATTCGAGGCGAACGGGGTCGGGACGTGGGACTCGCCGGCCTGATTAAGGCTTAGGTTGAGGCTGAGGCCGAGAACAACGAGGAGGGCGGATGCCACGGTACGATAACGGCCACGACTGGATCGAGGTCAGCCCGGAAGCGGCGCGGCATACGATCCGGGAATTGATGGTTCTCGACGGCGATAGCCTGACGCGGGCGCACGAGACGGCGGTGCGTCTGACCACCGACGCGCATTTCATCGATCCGGCCGGCAACGTGGTTGACTGGCGCGCCGATGTGACCGGCATGACCGTGCCACAATGGAACTGGTGGAAACGCCAGATATGGGCCGCGGCGCGCGACGAGACGATAAGCCCGGAAGCCTGAAGGCGCTGTTTTGCGCCCTGAAGGGTTGGCAAAAGACAGCGCCGGATGCGGCGGTCAAATGGTTCGACCGGATGAAATTCGTGCACGACCATTCCGGGTGGACGTTCCGGGACTACGACGAAGCAGCGGCCAGCGACATCCTGCTGGATCGGGACTGGCACACGATGATGGACGGCCTGCTCTATGAGTAACCCCAAGGTCGCGATCGACATCAATGCGCGGGATAACGCCTCGTTGGCCCTGCAAGGGGCACAAGATCGGCTCGCAAGGCTGCGCAGTGAAATAGACATGCTGCGCGGGAAAAGCCAGATCAGCGCGCTCGATGTGAAGAACATCAACGCGCTGACCCGCGAGGCCGGCGCGCTCGAACGCGGGTTGAACGGCGTCGGCAAGGCCGGCGTGCAGGCGGCCGGCGATCTGCGGAACGCGTTCGGGCAGCTTGACGGGGTGCTGAGCGGGATCGGCCTGGGCGGCCTGGGCGGCCTTCTGACAGCAGGTGGCCTCGTAGCGGCGGGGGTTGCCGCTGGCAAGGTCGCCGTCGAACTCGGCAACCTGGGCGCGCAGGCGCTCGTGACCGAGAAATCATTCAACTCGGTCATGCGCTCCATCGGGAGCACGCCGGCACTGCTGGACAAATTGAACGCGGCGGCCGGCGGCACGATTGATGACATGCGCCTCATGCAACTGGCGAATACGGCGCTGGCGGGGTCATCGCAGGAGATGGGCGCGGCGTTTGCCGCGGCGCTGCCGAGCCTCATCGAGGGCGCCAGGGCCGCCAACCAGTTGAATCCTGCGCTCGGCGACACGGAGTTTCTGTTTCAGTCTCTCGTGACCGGCATCAAGCGCGGATCGCCGATGCTGATCGACAACACCGGCATCACCCTGAAACTCGGTGAGGCCAACGAACTGTACGCGGCGAAACTCGGTAAAACGGCAGCGGCGCTGACCGAGGAGGAAAAGAAACTCGCGCTACTCCAGGCCACGATGGAGGGCGCCGACCGGCTGGTGCAACAGGCCGGCGGCAACCTGGATAATCTGACGACGAGCGCCCAGACGCTATCGGCGGCCTGGGCGAACCTCAAAACGGAGTTCGGCAAAACCCTCGCCCCAGAGGTCAGCGGCGGTCAATCATTCCTGACGCAGATGCTCAATACGCTGACTGATAATATGCGGGCCTATAGCGAGGAACAGGCGCTGTTTGAGTTAGCGCAACGCAATGCGGACGGCACAACACGCCGGCTGGCCGATGCGCAGGCTGCGCTTACTGATGCCGTGCAGCGGGGCGATGACGCCAGCGCCGCCTACTATGCCGATCTCGTCAACGGCTACACCGTGCTACATGAAGCCGCGCAGGCCGAACTCTCCGCCGCAGCCGCGACCCTCTATCACGGACAGATCATGGACGCGGCCGCCGGCGCTGCGGCCGGTCTGGCGGGCGCCTATCGCGATTTGGCCGCCAACCTCGCCACGATGCCTGAGCTATCCCCCAGCGTGACGGCCATCAATTGGGGCAACATGTCGAAGGACGCGATTGCCCAGGCCGAGGGCGGCTTCGGCAACACGCTGGCTTTCCAGTACCAGACGGCGAACAACAAGGCGCCGGAGGCGTTCTACAAAGCGCAGGAGCAGGCGAACACCGCGGCGGCGCGCGACTGGCAGACGAAAATGGAGGCGGCGGGCAAGGCCGTCGCGACGCGCATCCAGGGCTATCTGACCGAAGGCAGCAATTTTTCCATCGGCCTCAACGATATGCGGGCCGGGGGCGGCAAGGGCGCCAACGCGCCGGGCGCGGGCGGGGCGTTCGAGGACATCTTCCGGTTGCAAGCCTGGCTGAACGATAGCTCGTGGGGCGACGTGGGGCAGCGCCTCGCCGGCGGCAACAAGGAAAAGGCGCGGCAGATCGTCCAGGATTTCCAGAACGGCATCTTCTCGCCGGAGGTGATCGGCGCGATCGACGTGGATCAGCTCGCCAACCAGGCCGCCATGCAGGACCTCGCCGGCAAATCGCAGGAGGCGTTCGCCAAAGCTATCGCCGGCAAGGCCGGGGTGGCGGACAGCGTGGTCAAAAACCTCCTGGGCGTCAACCCGAACGCCAAAGGGGATAAGCCGGCGGACACGGCCGCGGCGGACGCCATGAACGCGCTGGCTGGCAGCGTCGGCACGGTGGTCAAGGGGAAGGACTTCGCCGGGCAGATCATGGGCTACGGCGAGACGATCTTCGGCTACGTCGAATCGGGCATGGTCAACAAGGCCAAAACCAGCGGCGCTTTGCAGTCGGCCATCGACGCGATGGTGGCCGGCGCGTTCGCCAGTTACGGCAACAACGGCGTGGGCGGGGCGGCGGGCGCCGCCGGAGCAAGCGGGCTATGACGATTGTGGCGCCGTTCTACCTGTACCAGTTCGGCACGACGGAAATACCCGGCGCGCAGGGCGCCTTCGGCTTCCCCGCCCAGGTGCGCAGCACGAGCCAACGCACGCTGGGCGGCAATTTCGACGGGGCCGGCGCGCTGACCCTCAGCCCGGAATTGCCCTATGCGCTGAATTACACCGGGTTGGTCGTGCACGCCACGGACACAACGCAAATCAGGACCGAGTTGGACGCGCTGCGGGCGCTGCGCGGGCAGTTGGATCGGCTGTGGCTGCGCACGGCTGACGGCTATGACCGGTGGGCCTGGGCGCGGCTGCTGAATGTTTCACCGGAGATGCGCGCCGTGGATCGGGCGGCCGTGCAGTTCGTCATGGGCTTCGAGGTGCGCTCGCTGTGGAACGGGGCCGCCCATGGCGGCGCCTGGACGTTCGACGACGGCTATTATTTCGACAACGGCCTGTATTTCGACACGGAAGGCGCGCACACGCTGAACACGTTGCCCAAGACGCTGACGATCACCAACAACGGCAACGTCGCCGTGGACAATTGCGGCATCACGATCACGGCAGTGGCTAACGCCATCACGGCGCTGAAGATCGGCATCGCGGGCGTCTGTGAGTTCACCTTCACCGGCACGATCGCGGCGGGCACGAGCCTGGTGGTCGATTGCGGCAATAAGACGGTGCTCAACAACGGGCTGGACGCCTGGCGCTATTTCGCCCTGACGGCCGCCCATACCATCGAGCCGTGGCTGCGGCTGGCGCCGGGGGCCAACAGCGTCGTGGTCACGCCGACCACGGCTAGCACGACCTGCACGGCGCAATTCACCTACTCGGACGGCTGGGCATGACCACATCCTATCACACCGACATCACGACCGGGGCGGCGGCCAACGCCGCGATTGTCAACGCACCCCTGGGTGAGTTGGACGATGCTATTGCCGACGTGTGGGCGCGCATCGGCACGGCGGCAGGTTCATCCGGCACGCTGGGCACGGCTATCGACACGGACGGCACGCTGAAAGCCGGGGCGGTGGATAACGCCGCGGTACTGGGGGCGGAGGTCGTCACCGGGGCCAAGATCGACGGCGGCGCGCTGACCACGCCGAATCTGATCTGGGATGCGCTGAATCACCCGGCCGCGCCGGTCGTGGTCGGTACAGATTGGGGCGGCAAGGCCCGCTGGTACGGAGCCAGCAATCTGAGCTACGTCTACCCGGACAGCGCCAACCCCTACGGCGGCAACGCCACGGCGGGGGCGGCGCGCACGCTGCGCGTTGGCACGGCGCTGGCCTACGGCGGCAAGTACATTTACTGCCACGACGTCGGCATCGCCGCCGGGGATACCATCACGGCCGCGGCGCGGCTGCTGTCTCCGGCCGGGACCGACTGCTACCTGGTGCTACGCTTCTTCGACAAGGACTATGCCCTGCTGGGGCTGAACGCCTACTCCGCCAAGATCACGGGCAGCGCGGAAGTGCAATCCAGCGGGCCGGTATCGTCCATCGCGCCGGCCGACGCTTACGGCTTCCTCATCTTCCTGACCCGGACGGCTGGCAGCGGCAATATCGACATCTATGCGCTGTGGGCGACGCGCAGCGCGTTCATTTCGGACATCCCCACGGCGGCGACAGGCGCGGACGCCTGGCTGCCCTACCGGGCGCTGGAGGAGGCCGGGCCCAACCTGTTGTGGGACGCCTATAACGAGGATCAGACGCCGGCCACGGACGCCAACCGCTGGTATCAGGATGGTTTGCTTTCGATCATCGATCCCGACGCCGCCAACCCCTGGGGCGGCAGGACGCTGCGTTTTTCGGCGGCCGGCACGACGGGCGGCAAGGTGTTGCAGTTCGCCGACGTGGGGTTAAAAGAAGGCGACCAGCTTTTCGCCACGGCGCAGTGCATGGCGGCGGATGGGGAAACCTATCACATCGCTATCTGGTGCCGCACGGCGCTGCACGCCACAACGGGGTCGCAGGCGTACTCGGCAATAGCGACCGGCACGGGGTTGCCGCAGACGTTGACGACCGGGGTACTGACGATCCCGGCCGGCACGACGGAAGTGCTCTTCTTCGTCTACCAGGAGAGCGGTTCACACGACATCGACATCTACGCTACGAGCATCCAGCAGCTCACCGGCACGGCGACGCGCACGCAGACGCCGCCTTCCGGCAATCTGACGGCCTGGTGCGACGAGATCACCACGGCCCGCGGGAGCGCTGCCGATCTGGATACCCGGCTGTCCGTGAGTTTGGCCGACGATGGATCATTGCTCACGTCGGCGATCACCTTCCCGGCGGTCGCGGACACCTATGGCCGCTGCTACCTCAAAGACTGGCAGATGGCCCTGGCGCGCATGTTGACGGCATCCTCCGGCTATACCACGCCGCGCGTGGCGGTGCTCGGCGACAGTTGGAGCGTGCTGCTCTACACCGAGCTGCGGCCCGTGCTGCAAGCGGTATACGGTGGCAGCGCCTACGGCTACGTCAATTTCGTGGAGGGGCTGGCGGCCGGCGCGACGGTGGCGACGGCGGGCACCTGGACGGCGGTGGACGGCTCAACCTCGGACACGGCCCGCGGCGTCAACATCTCGCACGTCGTTTCAACGGACTACGCGACGCCGGCTTACAAGACCGTCACCAGCGCCGTGCACGCCTTCAAGATCCACTACATGCAACAGGTCAACGGCGGCTCGTTCCGCTGGAAAGTCGATTCCGGCAGTTGGACGACGGTTGACACGGCGGCGGGCGCGGAGGCGTTCGCGCACGTGGACATCGCCGAGCTGGACGGCAACTCGCACGTCCTGACCATCGAGCTGACCGGCTCGGGGACGGCGGGCGTGCTGCTGTGCGGGGTGGAGTGCAACCAGACCGGGGCGGGCGTCATCTGCCACGCCATCGGCAACAACGGCTCGAAGACCGGCCACTGGACGGCGGTGGACGAAACGCTCTGGCAGAACGCATTGGCCGAGCTGGCTCCGCACCTGATCATCATCCACGGCCACGTCAACGACATCATGGCGAGTGCCCCGGCCGTCACACCGGCCGCGTACGCGGCGAACCTGACCGAGATCATCGCCCGCTGCCGTGCGGCCGTCGCGACGGCGGACATCCTGCTGATCGCGCCGGGCGACCCGGAGGGCACCTATACCTATACCGTGCAGGAATACGTCAACGAAATCCGGGCGCTCGCCGTCTCCCTCAACTGCGCCTGTATCGACAGCTACCTGAACCTGGGCGACTACGCCGCAGCCAATGCCCGCGACGCCTATGACCCGGCGCATCACCTGGGCGAGGGCGGGCGGCGGTTGGTGGCGAACCTCATCACGCGTTTCATCGCGGCCTACTGAGGCGACATGGAGATCTGGATCGAGGACGCGGGGGGCGTCAAGCAGGGCGGCGGGCCGCTGATCACGGCGGCCTCGTGGACGCAGACCGACCGGCTGAACGCCGCCGGGGAGTTCGCGTTCAGCCTGCCCGCGCTCGACCCGCGGGCCGCGCTGGTCCGCCCGAAAGCGTACGCGCGCGCCTGGCAGTGCGAGCCGCCCGCCGGCTGGCGGGAAGTGGGCTACGGGCGCATCGAGCGGGTAAGCACGGTCATGGGCGCCGATGGCCGGCCGCAGCTCAACGTCACCGGCGTGACCGAGTTGGGACTGCTGGTGGATCGCCTCTGTCACAACATGACGCTGCGCCGGGAGGTGCAGGCGCACCCGGCGGAGGTCTACGGGTCGGGCGCCAATCTGTACCAGGGCACCTATGATTACGGCATCGGCGACACGACCACCGCTGATGTGCTGGACCATGGCGGCGACATTTTCATCCGCGCCAACCAAATCTTTCACAAGATCACGTTCGTCGTCTCCACGCCCCATGCTAACGCTTCCGTCGCGGCGGCCACCTATTGGGACACGCAGAGCGAAACCTGGGCATCGCTCGACATCGTGGACGGCACCTCTGCGGCCGGCGTCGCGTTCGCCCAGAGCGGAGCGATCACGTTCGATCCGCCGTCTGGGTGGGGGATCGAGCCGGGCAAGACGCTCTACGAGCTGAAACTGACCTACACCGGGGCGATCTCCGCCGTCTCCGTAGCCGACATAACCGTCTGGTATTTCGACGGCACGCCGGACGCGCTGACTACCATCCTGAGCTATGCGCCGCCGGGCTGGAGCCTCGACACGGCCAACGGATACGGCGCCACCGAGCAGCGGGCGCTCGGCGCGGACATCCTGACGAACAGCGGTTTCGAGACGCATACCGGCACAGCCGACGACGCGACGACCGACACCTTCACCGGTTGGACCAACAACGGCGCCAACGACGGGGCCGGGCGGAGCATCCTGGCGGTCACGTCGGCCCACGGCGGCGGCCATGCCGTCAAGCTCACCTCGGACAGCGGGGCGAACTACGCCTACCTGACGCAGGAGGCGACCGTCACGCCGGGCCAACAGTACACGCTCAAATTTTGGTGCAAGGGCGACGCCGGGGTGGGGCAGATGCGCTGTATCCTGACCGATACCACGTCTGGCGGCAGCGGGCAGGAATTGCTCTCGTATGACAGCCAGACGACCGGGGCGGCCTGGGCTGAGCACAGCCTGACGCTGCTGATCCCTGCCGGCCTGACCGCACTGACGCTGCGCTTCGACCTGCATTACAACACGTCCGACCCGGCCGCGGCGTACCTGGACGATGTGACCCTGCAAGCGGGCGGCAGGGAATCGGTCTACCTGCAACTGCGTGATGAGACGGTACTGGAGGCGCTGCGCCGGGTGGCGGCCCTGACCTCCGAGAATTTCATTCGCAGCCCGGCGGGGCGGCAGGTGTTGTGGTTGGGGGCAGACGTGCGCGATTCCGAACTGCGGGCGGTGGCCGCCGATCCCGTCGCCGGCTATTCGATCCCCAACGCGCTGCTACTGACCGACCTGACCGAACTGGAGGACGCCGCCGGCCTCGTCTCCCGCGTCTACGCGTACGGCGGCGGCATGGGGGCCAACCGGGTGACGCTGGCCGACGTGACGCAGCCCATCCCCGCCGGCTATGTGTTGGACCGGACGAACAACTACCTGGAACGGACGGCAGCGGTGGCGGCCCTGGGCGTGGTGGAGACCGCGCAGCAATGGGCGGACATCGTGCCGGCGGATCAAAGCGCGACGCAGGCGCAGTACGCCGCCAACGCGCTGATGTGGCAGGCGTGGAACTATCTTGAGACGCACAGCGCCACGGACACCGACCGCGTCTACGGCGACATCCCGCGCTTCTATCGGGCGTCGGTCGTCAAGGTCGAACGGGACGTGCTCCCCGGCTACACACTGCGGCTGTCCTACCACCGGTTCCGGGACGGGGTGCACGCCATCAACATCGAGCGGGATTGCTGGATCACGGCGGTGACGCAATCGGTCAGCGACGCGGGCGCGCACGTCGTGGGCCTCGAACTGGCGACCGTGCCGCGGGCGGCGGAAAACGACAACCTGCTGCTGGCGCGCAATCTGATCCGCTTGCGGGACGTGAGCGCACACAATTCGGCGGAGGGCTACTAGATGCGCCGAACATACGTGACCATCGGCCTGCTGTTGGCCGCGGGGCTGCTGGCGATCCTGGCAGCCTGTATCGCCGCGCCGGAGCCGCCCACGGTGCGCGGCCCGCTGGTGGGGCCGCAGGACATCCCGGCCGCGGCGACGCCCAACGCGCCGCTGGCCTTCGTCTCCGCCTTCCGCTCGACGGTCGCGCCGCCGGCCATGCCGACCTACGCGCCGCTGTACACGACGGGCGCGCGCTATCCGCTCGGTGTAGAGTGCGGCAACTACCTCAACGTGATCTGGGGGACGGAACCTACGGGATGTAGCGGCGACACCTGTAGCACGAGCAACATCAATTGGGGCGAGATCGACACCTGCCTGGCGAACGCGGCGACGTTCACCGTCACCCTCGGCAGCGGGGCGGTCATCTCGCAGCCCGTGGTGCTCCAGATCCCGCCGCTGTGGTTGTACGGCGGCGGCGCGGGCAGTTCGGGCGATCCATACGCCGTTTCGGCGCTGCCCGACTGGCTGAATGTGGGCGAGGCGTTCACCCTGACGGCGGGCGTCTGGTACAACGGCGTGCACTACGACGATGACACCTTCCAGGATCGGCTGGTGCAACTGATCACCGAGGCCGGCGCGCGCTACGGGGACAATGACCAGGTGGCGCTGGTGCGCGTGCCGACCGGCTTCAACGGCGAGACGGCGCCTTCCGGAAAAAATGGCGTCACGCAGACATCGATCAACGACCGACACCAGACGGCGCTGGGCGTGACGTGCGCGGAGTACCTGGGCTTCATCCACCGGCTGGGCGACGCCGCGCAGGTCGCCTTCCCGACGAAGCCGGTCGTGATCATGCCGGGCCTGACGCCGTGCGGCGCATCCGATTCGAGTTGGAACGCCGGCAAGAAGTTCCGCAAGAACTTCTGGACCTCAACCGACTTTGGGCAACCGGGTTGGGCCGCGCTGGCGACGCCGGTCGGCATGTCGCTGAATGGCCTGCTGCCCGACCGCAACGACGCGGCGGAGTGGCCGGGCAACACCTATGCCGGCTGGAACATCATCGAAGTCGGCCAGACCGCCGACGCCTACGACCTGCCGGTCGTGCTTGAGGAGAATAACTACCCTGCCGCCGATTACTGGCAGTGGGAGTATTGGACGGCCCTGGCGGGGATCGGCAACCGGGCGGATTTTCTGAGCAAGTTCAACGCCGACGCGCCATACTACTCGGCCCGGCTCTGGGACGTGATCCTGCACAAGCTGGGGGACCAGCCGGAACACGCCTACACCTACCAGCGCGACGCGGAGTACCCGCCGTACAATTCCAGCTCGCTGATCGGGGAGTCCGGGTCACTCGGCAACTTCGAGCACTACCTGACGGTATTGACCCCCACGGCCAACCCGCAGTATTGCAGCGCGGCGGTGATCAGCGCGGCGGCGACGACGGTCTATGACAGCGTGCTGCTGACGGCGACGCCGTTCTATCGGCCCTGCGGCCTACCCGCCACGCCAGGGCCGACGCCGTTCAAGCTTCCGACGCCGGCCGCGACCTATCAGGCGACGCCCTCGCCGGACCCCACCGGCGATTTCAACCTGCAACAGCGGATGCTCGACCGGCAGGCGCGGCGGATCGAGGCGGCGGACTACATGCCGATTGCGGCGGCGACGGCCTGGCCTTACTACGGCGAGACGCAGGTCGTGGATCTGACCGTGGACTACCTGGACATCGGCACGGAGGCGTTCGACGTGGTGGTCTACACCGGCCCAGGCAGCACGGACCAACACACCATCACGCCGACGAATACGGGCCTCTGGCGCACGGAGACGTGGACGGTCCCGACCGCCGTGCTGAGCAACGGTATCCTGAGCGGGCGGGGCTATCTGATGGCCTATATCGCGGCCGGCGCCAGCAATCCGGTCTATGTCCACGCGTTGACGTTGGACGTGGACACTGAAGAGGCCACGCCGACGCCGACCGCCACGAGCACGTCTACCTCTACGGCGACGGCCACGAGCACGTCGGAACACACGGCGACCAGCACAGCGACGGCAACCAGCACGGCGACGGCGACGCCGACGGCCACGGCGACGGCGACCAGCACGGCCACGGCCACACCGACGCGCACATCGACGCCGACCCGCACGGCGACCCCCACACCGAATTGGGCCGTGCAGAACTGCGCGACGTTGCAGCCGACGGTGGACGGCAGTCTGGCGGAATGGGCGGCGGTGACGCCGATCACGCTGAACGCCGATACGGGCACCGTCACGTCGCCGTTCATCACGGTGACGCCGGGCGGGCCCACGGCGACGCCCACCGCGACGCGCGGCGCGGGCACGCCGACGTTCACGCCCGCGCCGACGGCCACCCGGATTTTTGCCCCGACGCCGGCCGTTGACGAGTTCACCGCCGATTTCTACTGCGCCTACAACGGAGCGGGCGACCTGTACCTGGCCGGGGCGATCACGGATACGGCGATAGTCACGCCAACCGGCTGGCTGTTGGACGGCGATCTGGCGGAGATCACGCTTGACATGCTCTCGGACGGCTTCCGGCAGCCGGGGGTGGATGATCACAGCATCACAATCGCGCCGGACGGTCGGGTTTACGATTTCGTCGTCAGGCCGCTGGATGCGGAGACGGCCACCACGGTGGGCGCGGCGGCATGGGCCTTCGAGCTGCGCATCCCGGCCACGGCGCACGGTCTGCCCGGCCTGGGCAGCGGGGACATGGCGGGCGTGACGTGGACCTACTATGATCGGGTTTCGGCCGGCGCGTCCTGGCGGGCCAAACTGACGACGGCCAAGCGCCAGATGGTGATGCAATAGGGGGACTCATGGCACAGTTGCAGGAGCAGGTAAAGGAGTGGGCGACGCTGATCGCGTTGCTGACCGATCCCGACCCGCGGGCGCCCAACTGCCGGGCGTTCCATACGCGGGAGGACGGCAAGGTTGACGGGGTGGAGCTCGCCGTGCAGGTCAATACCCTGACGCCGTTCCGCCTGTTGCGGGTGGCTTTGATCGACGAGGCCAACGCGATGGGCAACACCGTGGCGACCTGTCAGGTAGTTGACGCGCAGGGGTTGCCGTTGGGGGATCAGGTCTCCATGGCCTGGCCATGGCCGGAGCCGACGGAGTTCGCACTGCCGGGCAACCCGAACGGGCAACACCCGATCACGAACGGTTACAACCCGCCGGAAATGGGTCCGCTGGCGCTGTGTCTGCGGGATGCGCAGGGCAACATCGCCAGCGACGTGGTGGGCGGCCTGGGGTTGCCGTGGAATCGGCACGTCTGTTATCTGGCAACGTGGCAGCAGCGGGCGGCGGTTCCCGAACCGGTTCCCGAACCTGAGCCGGAGGCGGGGGACGATCTGACGGCGGCGGTGACGCGGATCGCCGCCGCGCTCGAACGGCTGGCGGATCACCTGGGGGCGTAATGTTGACGCCGACCGAGCTAATCATCATGGCGACGCTGTGCTGCGATGCGGCGCAGGCCCATGCCGAGTACGCCGCCATCGAGGCGATCCTGATTAACCTGGGCGCGCCGGCGTTCCCGCAACTCGGCAAAGTACAGGGCGATACGGTCAACGTGCGCGCCAAGCCGGGCACGAGCGCGGCGATCGTCGGCAAGCTGCGGTTGGGGGATGAGGTCGAGGTGTGGGGCAGCACCCCGGCGGGCGACTGGTATTGTGTGGACGGGGAGCCGCCTGGGTGGGTCAGCGCGAAGTGGGTCACGGTGTAGCGAGGTTGAGGTTAAGCGCCCGGTGATGAGCCGGGCGTTTTGTTATGTGGTGCGCGTACCATCGGGGAGAGATGCGGCGCATCCAGCGGGGACTGCCGGTGCAATGGCGGCGGCTGTTGGACTGCATCGGCGGGGGGATTGGGTTGCACGTGGGGAGCGCATTTGCACGAGTGGCGACCGCTATCTGCTCGATGGGCGACTGGTATTGGCGCGATTGCGACCACACCCCCCCTGCTCAAATGCGACAGTTCACCGCATATGAGCAGGGGGAGCACACGATCAGTACGGCAGCTCGCCTTGCACCCGCACCACGGCCAGCGCCTTCTCCGCATCCAGCAGGGTCATGTAGGTCTCCAGACTGTACCCGTCCAACTGCTCAACGGCCTGGCTGGCCGATAGAAACCGGGTGAGGCCATTCAGACTCATGCCCCGGCCGACGCCGAAGACGTGGTCCCAGTCGCCGTGCGACGGCTTGATCTCGATGATGTTCGGGATGATGAGCACCCGCCGCTGGCCCCACGATTTGACGGCCTGGTAGCGGGTCCCCTGGTAGTATTTCGGCGGTCGGCCGGCCGCCTCAAGCGCAGCATCCACCTCGTCCTGGACGATCTTCTTCACCAGTGGCATCAGTTCCTCGCCCACGTAAAGATTGACTGCATCGGCAGTCCAGGGAGCCTCGCCCGGCTCCACAGCATCGGGGATAATAGTCAGCGAGACGCTCGGCCGCACGTTGTTGTACTCCGGCAGGGAGACGGTCTCCTGCCAGCCGACGGTGATTGTGGTGATGTTCATGCTGTTTCCTCCTTCGGCCATTCGATAGCCAAGTTGACTTGAGCAAACCACTCCGAATATCCGCAGTCGCAATCCACGCCATTGTGGCGCCGACTTAGACATTCCTCACAGTGTGAGACGTAATAGTCTTGCGCGTCTCGCAGAAGTTGAACGAGTTTGCCGGCACCTTCGAGCTTGATGGTTGCCACGTCTAACTCTGCGCGCAAACGTCGGCACTCCTCAGCCTTCCCCTCGTAGTAGTCGAATTGCTCCTCACTCATCCTGATCATGATTGTTCCTCCAGCAACCCCTCAAGCTCCTGAATCCGTAAGCGCGCTCCTGCTTCTTCGGCCTTGAGGATGGCGATTTCTTCATCGTTCTCGGCCAACCGGCGTTCGTACCTGACGGCCATCTCCCTGATCTGCTGATTCAAGGATTCGATCATCCGGTTTTTCTCTTTCCAAACTCCTGATTCCCTGGGATCCAGTTGCAGGGTCGCGCTAACCTCCCGAGTGCGTCCGGGAGCCAAGTCGTTCACCACGCCAACCGTGCCGAGAATGGCCGCCAGCAGATCGGAAAAGCACAAAGCGCCGACATCTTCTCCGTGAACGTAATCCCAGATCCGTATTGCGTCTGTCAGTTTCAGCGGTCGGCTCAACGGCGCCAGTGGACCAAGCCCCCGCACCCGACGCACAACATTGATCGCTTCTCGCAGACGAGGCAGGTCGCTGCCTTCATCCTGCGAGGCCAGAAGTACCCGTTCTGCCTCGTCCAGAAGTGTAATCTCTGCCGATCTCCAATTCTCCATGCCTAAGCTCCTTTGCGAACTGCCTTCAGCGCCCGGTGCACCGTGGCGGCCAGGTGCTCGTAATCGCCCCACGGGGCGTCCTCGACATCAGGATCAATGTCCAGATAGAGGTCTACCTCACGCAGCGCGGCGACCAGGTCGTCCACGATGCCGGCGCGGGCGACGAACTCATCCCAGGTCAGGCCGGAGCGCCGCCTGGCGTCTGCGAGGCGGTTTTTGGTCTCACGGCGAATGGATAGGCCGGAGTAGTTGCTGCGGTCTCTGGGCCGTGTAACTCCGGTTACATGTGGGGTTGGGGCGGGTTCATCGGCCACGATGCGCAGGTTGCCGTTGAGCCGCATGGTGAGCGGCTCGGTCGTCTCGGCGCCGACCATGACGACCCGGTCGGGCGCGCCGGCGCCGACCAGGTAGACCGTGGCGTCGGGATCGATGGCGGCGGTAACGGCGCTGACGGCGGGTGGAAGCGCCGGCAGGCCGACGGCGGCGCGCAGCTCATTGCGGCGGTCGTGGTTGAGGTCGGCTTCGCCCCGCTCGTATTTGCTCCACCAGGCGAACGATACTGCGCTGTGGATGAGGTCGGTGAACTGGCGCAGGGGGCATTTCGACCGCAGCTCGGCATAGATGTCACGGTAGTCGGCGGCGCTCAGTTCGTCGGCGCTGGCTGCACGCGCCGTAACGATGGTTACAGCAGGCTGCGCCGCATCTATGATGTTCGTCATCGTTGCTCCTTCGGCGCCGACCTTGCAACCGGCGTCCACACCACATCCAGGTCAGCGATCTTGACGGTCTCGCGCGGCGGGGTCTCCTCGCCGCAATCCAGGCAGCGGAACCAAGCGCCCTCGATGCCCATGCGCAACACCATCGGCCCGCTGCACGCTCCGCAGTGGGCGGTTTCAGTCTGTAGCCCCATGTTTTCCCCTGCCCTCCCCCGGCGCTACCGGGACGGGGCTGTTTCGCCGGGCCGCCCGCCCGGTCAGCGTGGAACAGCCTGTTAGAGGGAGCGGGCGCACATCTTGCACAACCGCCGACCAACAGGAATCCCTTCGACGGCGATTGGTTGGAAGATGGAAGATTCTCCGCCGTGGCCGTTCCCCCAGTGTTCTAATTGGGTTCCAACCAAATACCCGCCGACTTCGCACCACGACCGATAACGCCCTGGGTGCTTGGGCATTGACTCGGCCAGGTGATACACAGTTGACCACTCGTTCGGGCACATGATGTACAACATGATGTAGCCTCCGTCTAACGGTCAGGGTTCACCAGACGGCTGCGCCGGCCCGGCTGTGGAATGACGATGATCTCGACGGCGCCGCCGCCGCTTACCCCTGACCGTTAGACCGGAGGACAGCACAGAAAGCTCTGCGCCTTCGTCTATAACGACCATTACATGTCCTGGGAATACTCGTTCCATTGACTCCCGAATTCTGTGCATCTCTGAAGATAAAAGACGCCTGGGATAACGAAGGATGAGTATGTCTCCTGGATCCAGATTGATTTTGCGCAAATGTTCCAGTGCCTCAAACATCATCGCAGCTTTTTTAATTCGGTCTGCGATTTTGTAGCCTTCCTGGAATAGGTTCAGTAGGTTTTCTTGGTATTTTTCGTACCACCGCATATAGCACACTCCATTGCCGGAAGTCCGGTCTAACGGTCAGGGTTCACCTGCTCGCCACCGTCCGTTACTCTCGTTGTCCACGATCTCGCCACGGTGGCGAGTCAGGGGGACGCAGGGTTAGACCCGTGCCAACTTGACCCGGGCCGCTTCCAACAGAGCCGCTTGGCGCTCGTCTGGCGTCAATGACATGATGAGCTTGCGATCAGCTTCGCTCATCTGTCCACACCAGACCGGCTTGCTCTTGGGTTCGTTGCGCTTGGGCCTGCCGGTCTGGTTCTTCCTGGGGCCGCCTCGTGGTGTCATGCGACCTCCTATGCCTTGACGGTAACGGCGACGATTTCGTAAAAGTACATCTCTCGCTTTGCCTCAACCTGTTTCTGCCATTTAGCTTTTTGAGTAGTGCTACCAAAACCTCGGTAGCAATCTCCTAACCCAATAGCCTGCCATGATACACGAGGCACCTCTGAGGATGTAAAAATTACAGCGCGGGACTTGCCGGTTACTCTGTCAAAGTATCCAATCGCCCATCGGTATGTATGCTCGGAATTGCGCTTGGCTGTATGCCCGTTGCTGAATGTCGCTGTGAATGTTTGCATGGTTGCTGTCCTTTCTCTTGGCTTTTATGTTTTCAGTATACACCAAAAGCATAAAAATGTCAAGAGTTTTCGGGACGGGTTTTCAACGAATTTTCGAGATTCGCATCAGCACACAAGGGTCTAACGATCAGGGTTCACCTGCGCCCGTCTCTACGAAATTCAGTTGCAGCGCGCCGCCCGAGGGCGTCAGGTGGAACCCGTTGTTAGGACGGCCACGCAGAGCCACGGCAACCCCGCCCGTGTAGCCCCGTGAGAAATGCACCGCCCCTATCGCAAAGTTGATTGTCCAGTCGGGGAAGTTACTCTCATCGTAGACAGCTATCGTCTTGATGCCGCCGAAGGCTTGAATGTCCTTGATGATGCGCGAGCTAACCCAACATCGGATGATCGGGATCAGATAGACGATCTCGTCCGCCAACGTGAAGCTATGGCGTAGCCAGTCGGCAAAGATGCTATAGGGTGGATTGCCGACGATCCAGTCATACCGCTGAGCACAGGCGAAGAAGTCAACGCCTTCCGAGATTTCGCACCAATCAGCCCCAGGCAGGTGCTTGAGCAGCGCCCCGTCACCTTTCGACGGTTCGAGTATGCGGCCCGATGGCTGAAAGAAGTTCACCATGTCCTGAGCTACGTTGTCGGGCGTGAAGACCACGTCCTTTGGATTGCTAGTCATGGGAAACAAGGTCGCTTGCATTGGTCGTCCTAACGATTGGGATAAGCTGCCCGTAACCCAAGTTACGCTACGGGCTGCGGTACATCCGAGGAATCATCCTCGAAACGAAAAGCCTCTGTTCGGGTCAGCTTGATCCCGTTGTTAGGGAGCAACGGCGGTTGTAGCTGAGCTTCCCGGATTCGTCGCTCCGCAATGGCGAAATAGCCGGGGTCGATCTCGATGCCGATGAAGCGCCGCCCGGTGCGCACACAGGCCACGCCAGTCGTGCCGCTGCCCATGAAGGGATCGAGTACGGTGATATCGGCGGGAAGAAAGCTCAGACACCATTCCATAAGGGCTATGGGCTTCTGTGTTGGATGGACTCTATCTTCTGGCTTTTCCTTCTGGAAACCATTCCAAAGCCATCGGAATAACCGAGTAGCTCCACCGATGTTTGTCCATGCAAGCTCACAATCGGCAAAGTCACTCGCCCCATTGCACTTATCCCAAACCAGCCATTTCGATGCCGGTGGAAGGTCGTAATAGTTCCCGCCCCAAACAATAGCCATCTGCGTCATTACAAGTGCGAGATCGACATGCTGTTGTTTCCGTTCATCATCCCATGTGCCGAATGTGTAATTTGTCGGTACTCGGCCACGCCAGCGTTCATCTGGTTTAGCGTTTGCGGTACGGCGAGACGCCTTTCGACTTTCATCAATCCCATATGGCGGATCGGTGACGACGGCATCCACCCTGCCGAGCGTCGGCAGGATGTCCAGGCAGTCACCGAGGTACAGTGTCACGTCGTCCACGTTCTTCCTCTTAGCCGTCTAACGGTCTGGAAATAAGCTGCCCATCACCCAACCAGCAAGACGGGCTGCGCCTCATCCGAGGAATCAACTTCGCTACCGGCCAACCCTGTTCGGGGCAGCTTGATTTCCTGGTTAGGACGTAACGGAGGTTGCAGGCGAGCCTTCCGGCAGCGTTCTTCCGCTGTCTCAAAGTAGTCCCGCCTCAACTCAATTCCCGTTCCCTGGCGTCCTGTCTGGATGCAGGCGACCATCGTTGTCCCGCTGCCCATCGTGTTATCAAGCACGGCGTCGCCCTCGTTCGTATACGTCAGGATCAGGTATTCCAGCAGGGCGACGGGCTTCTGCGTGGGATGGTATCCCATTTCTGGCTTTGCTCTATCGCCCTGGCTGAAGAAAATGACAGATACTGGATACCGTTCAAGGGTCAAAGCCCCTAATATCTCCTTGCCAGCCCAAAGATTGCTTCGGCCACCATTGCCACGGCGTTTTGCAACGTTGGATTTCCACATGATCGGGTGATAGATTGGTAGATGACGCCCGAACACGAGTACATTCTCGTGAATTTTCAACGGCTGTTTTTTTGCCGTCAACGGATTGCCAGAAATAGCTTTATCCCAAATCCACTCATACCGAAACCATGCCAGGTTACTGCATACCAGTAGACTCGTGAACGGCTGCGAGCCGAACAACACGATGGCGCCCCTGGGCTTGATCAGCCGCTTGTACTCGGCCCATAGCGGCTCGAAGGGTAGCACCACGTCCCACGAGCAGGCCGTCGTGCCATACGGGAGATCGGCGCAGATCATGTCAAAGCTGGCGCTTGGCAGCTTTGGCATCTCTGCGAGACAATCCCCGTGAATCAGCGTTACGTCATCCATGTTGCCGTTGCGTCCTAACTTGTGATTATGCGGAATCGGGATTAGACAGACCCGCCTAATCCCGCCCACAACCGTTAAATGCGGATTTCATCCACCGCCAGTCGTGGCCGTAGTCCGCCACAACCTCTGACG